TATTTAGTTGCGCAGAACATCAATGTAAGCGAAAACCGCCTAGTGCCTTTCAAGACACTACGAGCCGCCGCAGATCAAATAGACATCTTGCGCCGTTGCATTGAAGTTCGGAAGGCCAAAATTAGCGGTCTAAAGTGGGATATTGTTATTAGCGAAGCGGCATCAGAAAGAATCATTGCCGAATCAGGTGGAGATCACCTACGCGCTATGGCAGATGCTCGCGCAAAATTTACTCCTGAAATTGCTCGCTTGCGCAAGTTTTGGGAAACGCCTGATCCATCTAACGGACTTGGATTCGTTGATTGGCTTAATATGGCGATGGAGGAAATTGATGTTCTAGATGCGTGGGCTATTTGGCCACAATCTACTGTTGGTGGCGAAATTAAAGGTTTGCAGATTCTAGACGGATCAACAATCAAGCCACTTCTAGATGATCGCGGTATGCGCCCTGATCCTTCTACTGGCCCTGCTTTCCAACAAATTCTGTATGGCTTCCCTCGTTCAGAATTCAACGCAACGATTGATGAGGAAGCCGCAGATGGAGAATTTAGTTCTGATGAACTTGCTTATTTAGTTCGCAACCGTAGATCAAACTCTGTTTATGGATACTCACCTGTTGAGCGCGCTTTGCCAATGGCTGATATTTACCTACGCCGTCAGCAATGGATTCGTGGAGAATTCACCGATGGCACAATGCCTAAGTCTTGGCTAGAACTACCTGAGTCTGCAAGTATGACTCCTGAGCAGATTCGCCAATACGAAAACATTTACAACGATGATCTTGCTGGACAAACCGAACAACGCAATCGCCTACGCTTCTTATTGCCGGGCGCTAAGTTAATCAATGATCCGGGATATCAAGAGAAGTTCTCAGATCGCCTAGATGATTACCTAATTACTTCTATTACAGGACACTTTGGCGTTCTACCATCTGAAATTGGATTCTCTGCAAAGACAGGGTTAGGTGGTTCAGGTCATCAAGCAGGAGAAGCCGAAGCCGCAGAAGCGATTGGAATTATCCCTACTGCTCGTTGGATTTCGCTAATGATCTCTAACCTTTCATATCGTTGGTTAGGTATGCCACGCGAACTTGAATTTAAGTTAGCCCCTAGCGAGCGCACAAACGATGTTGATATTGCAAAGCGCGATGATATGCGCACACGCAATGGCTCAAAGACAATTAACGAAAATCGTTCTGATCTAGGACTTCCACTATTGGATTCTCCTGAAGCCGATATGCCACTATTCGTTGCTGGACAATCTGTATTCCTATTAACTCCTGACGGTATGGTTCAGGCTGGAACTTCGCTAGATGAAAACGGCGTTCAAGATCAACCCACAGCCGCTAAGCCTGTTGTGGATGGACAAGCACCAAAAGAGCCAACACCTGCTAAACCTGTTGAAAAGCCTGTTGATAAATCTGCACAAGATGAAATCCGCACTTTTATTCGTTGGGTTCGCAAGGGTAATACTGCTCGATCATTTGAATTTAAATCTGTTGAAAATACATACGCCGAAGTTCTAAATAAGTTCGTTGAGGCTAAAGACCTTGATGGGGCGCGCTGGTACGCTGAACGCTATTTGGGGTTGTAATGAAGCAACCTGCGAAGGGCGCAATAGTCCGTATCTCAGCAAAACACGCAGATAAGATTCGCGCCGCTTTTAGAGTAGCGATTGATTCTGATGCTATCGCACAATCTTTTGCTGAAACACATCCCGCAGGTGGGCAAGTAACTCCTGCTATGGCGCGTGATTGGGCGCAAATCCATATCACCGTTAATAAGAAACCTTTACTAGATGTTTTAAATCGTTTATATGCAGATGGTTGGGTTACAGGAAATACTGCGGCTCGCTATGTTCTCTCACACAGACTACGCAACAAGGCTATAACTACTCCTAAAGTTGGCGTAGTTGATTGGGCTACTTGGACTCCCGGCAATCAAGGCGCATCTGCTCTGCTTGCTCCTAAGGCTGGATTACGCAATCTTTTAGATCAAGCACAAGTAACGATTGATGGCATATCACGCACAAAGTTAGATCGTATTGGTACGGTTTTATCTCAGGCGCTCGCGCAAGGCGTAACGCCACAACAAGTTTCCATTATGGTAGATCAGGTTGTTAATGATCCTGCTCAGGCTTTGGCAATAGCCCAAACCGAAATGAGTCGCGCAGTAGTTCAATCCGAACTTGCCCAATACCGCGATTCAGGCGTTGAAATGCTTGAGTGGTTAGTCGCTGATCCTTGTGATGAGTGCGCCGAAAACGAATCTCAATCTCCTATATCTATTGATGAGGATTGGGTTAATGGCGATGCACCAGTTCACCCAAACTGTATGTGCGATATTGCCCCATTTATAGTAACCGAGGATATTCAACTATCGGTTATGCCTGATCTTGCTAAGTTCGTACCTTCTAAATTAGAAGTTGAACGCGCTAAATCAAGATTAAAGATTTTGCCTAATCCACCTCAAATACCTGAGGATATAAACCCTGATAAGGTTGTGGAATCGGCTTGGAAAGTAATACCAACAATTACTGTTGATCCTAATATTTGGGATACGGCAGAACTAGCGTTGGTTCGCTTTGAGGATTTGACTGCTACGGATGAATATATGCGCCGTAAGAAAGTTAAAGAACATATTGAGGCTATGGGAAGTGCAATCACCTTGTATCGTAATTTTGCTCTTGTCGTGGAACGCAATGGTGAACAAATCATCATTGACGGGCATCACCGCTTAATGGCTATGTGGCTATTGGGTATGACAGAAGCACCTGTTTGGCTCGCTAAAGAAAACTAAGGAGAAATAATGGCACTTGTTCATATCAACGCAACTGCGGCAACAACACCAAGTCTTGTTTGCACAGTTCAAGGAGGAATTCAACGCGGTACTGCGGTTCAGATTCAAAATGGCGATAGTGCCTCAATTTGGATTGGCGATTCATCTATTGCTGTATCAGGCGCAACTAAAGGTCATTTAATTACCGCAGGAACAACTTTTCAACTTTGGTGCAATCCCGGCGATAAGATTTATGCAATTTCATCGGCAGGTACGGCGGCTGGCGCAGTTGTAATTACATACTCAGGTAACTAAGGAGAACTAATGACAATGGATTTCGCTAACGCGTATGCCGCAATTATTAAGGCAGATAAAAACGATGACGGCACACTCACCGTTTATGGCAAGGCAACAGATGATTCTCTAGATATGGATAATCAAATTTGCGATGCCACTTGGCTAGATCGTGCTATGCCTGAGTGGATGAAATCAGGAGGAAATATCCGTGAACAACACTCTAACATCGCGGCTGGCGTTGCTAAAGAACTCGAAACTAAGGCTGACGGTCATTACATTTCTGTTCTTGTGGTTGATCCAGTATCNGTTAAAAAAGTTGAGGCAGGAGTTCTTAAAGGCTTCTCAATAGGNATTAAATCACCTCGCGTAGTGCGCGACACCAAAGCCGTTAATGGTCGCATTATTGACGGACAGATNATCGAANTTTCTCTAGTGGATCGCCCTGCGAATCCAAACGCTAAGTTGATTATGGCTAAAAGCGTTGAAGGAGAATCCTCACTTGTTCAAGTTGAGGAATTGCACGAATACAAAGCACCGCTTCCAAGCGATGTTATTAAGACCACCAAGAAAGGGTCAAAGATGGAAACAATTAAGCAAATTACGGAATTGGCTAAGTCATTGACTCCTGATACCGTGAAATTCGATCAAGCACTATTTGATACTGCTATCAAGGCTATTGCTGATCTAATCGTTGTAGAGGCTAAAGAAATTTCAGCCGAACATAGCGAGCGCGATTCAATCGAAAACCTATTAGATGCTCTAAAGCACCTACGCAACTGGTATGAAGGCGAAGTTGAAGAGGGCGAAGTTACTGCCCCTGATCTCAACACAATCGAACTTTCAGCAGAAGCCGAAGTTGCTAAGGATGATTCTTGTGGATGCGATTGCGAATCTTGTGGCGCTGACAAAGGTTGCGATTCTAAGATGTGCAAGTGTTCAAAGGCCGTAGAAGCAGATGCAGAAAAGTCTGTTACTGGCAAGTGCCTAGAGTGCGGTTGCGATAAGCCAGCCGATGCACACGGGCGCACAGATGTAACTACCGCACAAATCGTTTCTCCTGATGAAACTCCAAAGTCAGCCGAAGCCGATGAAGTTGCTACCGAAGTTGTAGCAGAAACCGAAGTAACCGAAGTTTCTGAGGTTGAAACCTCAGATGACAATGGCATCGAAACCATTGTTGAACAAGCCGTTAAGAGTGCTATGAAATCGGTAGAAGCCGAGATTGCTTCACTAAAGGCAGAAAAAGAGTCTGTCCTAGAGAAGTCAATGAAACTTGAAACCGAACTAGCAACGGCATTGTCTAAGAGCGTTGCAGGTGGCCCAAAGCGCACCGCAGTAATCTCAGGCGCACAATCAAATGAATACCTAGTCAAGGCCGCAACATACAAGGCTAAGGCTGATGCAACAACCGATCCAGTTCTTCGCAAGGGATACCAAGCACTTTACGCAGAATTTTCTGCTAAGGGTGGCTTGCCAATCTCTGACGAGAACGAATAACACACTTAACGAAAAGGACAACACTTATGGCACAGATGCCTAAAGCAACAGACCTGTTCGGTGATGTGAAGCCAAAGAAAGCCGCAGAACTCCAAGATCAATACCTTGGCGAACTAAACAAGTCTTTCTCAAACGCTTCATCAGTACCCGGACAAGCACCACAAGTTGATGCTACTTCACAGATCGAAGCACTTGTAACAAACAAGTCGCTATCACCTGATGCAGTTGGCGCTCTAAACAACGCGCTTGCCGCACAACGCACCGCAACCGCAGATATTGTTAAGGATATTTCCCTAACAGTTCCTCTATCAACATCTTTCGCGGCCTTCGACCTAGAAGCGCCATCGAAACTTCTAACACCACGCCCAACACCTCTACGCAACAAGATTGTTCGTAAAAAGGGTGTCGGTACTTCACACCGCGTAAAGCGTATTACTGGTTACACAGGTACAGGTACTGGTGGAATTGGTAACACTTGGCCGGGAATCACCGAAACAACAACAACTGCTTTCGGTTCAATCAACTACGAGCGTGGCCCAAAGATTTCATACGCCGCAGATGATCTAGTTCTACCTTACAACTCATACTCACTATCTGACTCAGTATCATTTGATGCTAACTTCTCAGGTTTGGGATATCAAGACCTTCGCCAACTATCATCAACCTCTACTCTATATGCAACAATGCTTATGGAAGAGCGTATGATGCTTATGTCACGCGGAACTGCATCAGGTTACGCTGGCGCTCTTTCAGCACCAACAGTAACTCTTACAAAGCCATCTGCCGGAACAGGACAAGTTGCTCTTGCTGATGCAACCTACTATGTCTATGTAACTGCCGATGCTGGTATTTCAGGCTCAGGCTTTGGTGAATCAATCGTATCAACAGTCGCTTCACAAACAACTTCATCACAAGTTCTAAAGATCGTTGTTGCTGATGTTGTTGGCGCTCTTGGTTACAATGTGTATGTTGGTACAACAACAGGAACTGCTAACGCTAAGTACCAAGGTACATTTAAGGGTAACACCGCTTATGTAGTTGGTTCAGGNTCAGTTGTTGCTGGCGATACACTTATCTACTCAACTTCAAGCGCGATCCTTGCTTCACGCGCTAACGCAGATACTTCTGCTTACTCAACAGGCTACGACGGAATCCTTCCAACAGTTCTTGGCCCTAACTCAGGTTATGTTAATGACATTAACGCAACCTTCTCAACTTCTAATCCGGGCGTTGAATACCAAAAGGTATTCTCTAGCCTCTACGATTCAGTCAAGGGCGATCCTGATGAAATCTTGCTAAACGGTGCAGATCGTAAGCAACTATCAGANGCTATCAAGAACGGATCAACTGCTAACTACCGTATCAATCTTTCACAGACCGATACAGGTGACTATGTTGGTGGCGCAGTAATTGGCGCANTACACAACGAGATCACAGGCAAGTTAGTTGATCTAACTGTTCATCCTTGGCTTCCACAAGGCGTATCTCCAGTATTGTCTTACACCTTGCCAATTCCTGATACAGAGGTATCAGATGTTTGGGCAAACATTATGGTTCAAGACTATATGGGTATCCAATGGCCTGTAACACAGTTCGCGTACGAATTCTCCACATATTTCCGTGGAACTTTCTTCTGTTACGCACCTGCTTGGAACGGTGCTGTTTCAGGTATCGTAAACGCTTAACTAAAGTAATGCTATGGGGGTGGGCTTCGGCTCACCCCTTTAGTATAGAAAGAAGGCGCAATGACTAAAATGATTGGCCCAAAAGGGATGCGAGAACTTGGCATCAACACTTCAAGAGGCGAAAGAGTTTTAAAGGCTGGCAAAGATGGATTGTTTAATATTACCGATCCAAAATTAGTTAAAAAATTAAAGTCAGAAGGCTTAGGGATTGCAAGCGCATCAGGCGTTTTAGAAAATCCTTCACAAGTCGGCTACACCTGCAAAAGTTGTGGGTTTGGATCATTTTTTAAGAAATGCGGAAAGTGTGGAGAACTAAATGAGTAATGGATATACAGGTACAACACACATATTCTCAACCCCATATTTAACCCTAGATGAATTCAAGAACGCGCCTACCGCGATTGATATTGATAATCTAGTATTTAATTCACAAGACCCTGATGTTCAAGATGCAGAACTTTCAAATGTTATTGCTCGCGCTTCATCTTGGATTGATACTTATTGCAACCAAGTTCTATCGGCTACTGTAGAACAAGAACAACAACGCACACGCATTTCTCCTGATGGAACTATTCGCCTACACCCACGATATAGCCCACTTATTGCGCTTATGTCTTTCCAATACGGCAATCCTTCAACAAGCCTACAAACTTTGCCTGATTGCTCAACTACTTGGGTTGAGGATGCTCAATTTATTGTTCCTTACGCAAATCTTTCTACAACTTATTCATCACAAGGCCCATTACAGTTTGGCTTTCCTACAAGCCCACGCGTAGAAACCTTTGTNAAATATACCTATGTGGCTGGCTATGCCAACACCACAATCGTCAGCGCAACCGCAGGACAAACATCAATCACCGTTGCAGATGGCACAGGAATCACCGCAGGGTTACGCTTAAAGATTTATGACGGTATGAGTAGTGAATTTGTAACTGTTGCTTCAACTTATACTTTTGGATCAACAACTATTCCTCTTGTTAATGCGCTTACTTACAATCACGCAAACGGCGTTTCAATTTCAGCCTTACCACCTGCTATTAAAGAAGCCGCAATCCTAGTTACTACCTCGTTTCTAAAAGTTCGTGGTGATAACTCAATGGTTATGCAGGTTGTTCAGAGCGCAAGTCAAACCGTACCCGGCGCAGACAAGATAGGTAACGAAATCGCTTTAGCACAACAGTTGCTAAATCCTTACCGAAGGGTTAGATAATGGCAGTTGGTCGCAAAGAAGCCCGTTCGACCATTGCTACATTTATTGCCCCACCTAATGTAGATGGTATTAACCAAGTTTTTACCTCATTTCCAAAGCGTATTAACTTTGAGGTAAATGCCCTACCTTCTCAGCGTTCTCGTTGCGCGGCAGTTGTATTTATTGAATCTGAACGCGAAACTCGTTTAGCAATAGGCGGTGCGCATAGCGGTATCAAGCGCGTAGATTATTCAATAGCAATTCAACTCTTTCACCACTCAACCGAAAACAATGGTGAGGATGCTATGGATGATTTCGACAACACTATCGATAGCCTAAAGGCTCGTTTGCGGTCAGATCATCAATTCGGAGATACCTCAGGCACTTTAGTATGGCAAGCCGCAGAACCAGTTATTGATGCCTCATACGGCGAACCTGCCTCGATTAACGGCAACTCTATCGAGAACTGGGCAACAATTAGATTTGATGTAACGCAAATGATTCAGGCATAAGGAGAAAAATGGCTAAGTTCACTTACAANGGAAGCGATGAACGCGTGTTTCCNTCAATATCCGTAACGGTTCAACCCGGCGATAGTTTTGATGCGCCTGATGATTTCAGCGCATTTAATGTTTCAAGCAAGCAAACAACCCCACCAACAGTAGGAGATGAATAATGGCCCTAGCGCAACCATCCGTAAAGAGTTATTTAGGTATCGCTAAAGAAACCACTAAGGGAACTGCGGTTACTGCAACCAATTTCATCCCTTTCAATATGACCACTTTCAAGCCAGTAGATGTAATTGACCCTCTCTATGACACAGGGCTACGCGGTTCTATGGTTGAAAATTATGCTTACCTACAAGGCCGTAAGCACTCAACAGTTGATGTAGGTGGATCAGTATTTGCTGACACAATCGGCTATTGGATGACGGGTCTTATGGGTGAAGTCGCTACAACAGGTTCAACCGCGCCATACACCCACGCAATATCACTAAAGAACGCAGTTGGTGGTTCAGGAGATGCTCAACCTATCTCTTACACACTTACAGATTTTTATTCTGCAAACACTCGCCAATATCCGGGCTTTCAAGTTACCGATCTAGGTTTAACTTTTAACGCAGATGGATTGCTGGAATACACCGTAAAGGGTATGGGGTTCCCGTCAGCAACAACTTCTGCACCTGCTCCATCTTTCTCAACCGTTCTGCCTACTCAGGTTTGGACAGGAACAGTTAGCATTGGCGGTTCAACAGTTGCATATACTCGCACCGCTTCTCTAGATGTAGTGCGCAAGGCTGAGGCGATCTTTGGCATTGCTAACACCCAATCGCCTTATCAAATATTTGTAGCCTCATTAACTGCTAAAGGCAAGGCTACTTTCGTGATGCAAGATGACACCGAATTAACCCGTTATCTTACAAACACACAACCTGCTCTAACCTTTAACTTCTCAACAGGTTCAGGTGCTACCGCTACTCAAGTTGCTTTTACAATCTCTAAAGGCGCATACACAACCGCCGCTATTGAGCGCAACGCAGACTATGTAGAAATCACCGTTGATATCGAAGGTATCGGCAATACAACAGATGTTGGTGCNTCATCAGGATACGCTCCTGTTAAGTTCACCCTNCAAAACGCTTTACCTAGNGGCACATACGCCTAATAGGTAGCAGATGTCAAAGTGGGTGCCGCCTTCCCACCCACTTTGACCTATAATACGAGAAGGCTAGTTGGAAGGAAACTAAATGGAAAAAGTTATTAAATTACCATCGGGCGCGGAAGTTACTTTGCGTGATCCGTCAGAGTTGCGCCAAAAAGACCGTGAAAAAATGTGGTCGTTAATTCCTACGGGCGAAAACGAAATTGTAGCCGCAGGTGCTATTACTAGCGCGTTGATGACAGTTCTTATTAAATCTTGGACTTTAGATTTGATTATTCCATCAGTTATGTATTCATCTTTGGGCGAATTAACTATGGCTGATTACGATGTTCTTGCTTCGGAAATTCGCAAGCATCAAGACATTATCTTTCCTAATTTTACGACAGGCGAGGATAATCCTGATAGCCCTTTAGACAACTCCAACGCTTAGTTTGGTTTGTAAATAATCCTAAATCTGAACAAGCGCCCAATGCAAAATATCCTGAAAAAGAATATTTATATTACAAATGCGCTAAAGAGTTTGGTTGGACTATTGAGGAAACTCGAAATCAACCTGCCTATTATTTAGATTGGATTATTGCCATTTCTACTGCTTTGGAGTTGTCTAATGATAGTGAGTAATATTTCTCAAGTTATGGCGGCGGTAACTAAGCAGACTAATAAAATTGATATTGGCGCTCGTATGGCGCGTGATGAAATGGCTAACAAGTTAATTCAACTTGCCAAAGGTGAAATTAAAGGCAAGCGCCCGGCAGGAGAAAAAGCCGTTACGGGTCAGCCTCCAATGAACCGCACAGGTAATTTGCGCCGATCTATTAAAGGTGAACGCTTTAGAGAAGGCTTTGCTACCTATTCAGCAATCGTAGGGCCAACAATCGTTTATGGTCGCGCAGTTGAAATGGGTGGAGAGTATGCCCCTAAGTCGTGGCAAAACGGCGAGAAGTTTCCTTATATGAAACCTGCATTTGAAAAGTTTAGAAAAGTTGCAATGTCCATTATGCGTAAGCATTTAGCGTAGGAAGGTGATCTAATGGCTGAATTTATGCCTCCTGTTATATTTGAAGTTAAGGCTAAGGCTACTGAGGCTATTGCATCCTTTAAAGAGGTAAACCGTGAATTAGCGGTAATGGAAAAGAACAGTTTAGTTGCTGGTGGCGCTCTTGGTAAATTGGAAAAAGCATCAAGGTATTCACGCGCCGCATTACTTGGTCTTGCTGGCGCTTTTGGCGTTATTGGTGTTACTAGCGTTATGGCGTTAGATAAAGTTGAAAAGGCTCAGGCTAACTTAGAAACTGCTATTAAAAATACAGGCGTATCTTTTGAGGAAGCAAAACCTATTGTAGATGCTCACGCGCAAGCGATGAAAAATTTAGGTTTTACTTATGAGGAAACTTACGGCGCTTTAGCAAAGATGACCGCCGCATCAGGTAGCCCACAAGTAGCATTAAACGCTCTTGCAACCGCCGCAGACTTGGCTCGCTTTGAGCAGATTTCACTAGCCGATGCAGGAACGCTACTTGCTCGCGCTTCTATTGGTCAGGCTAAAGGTCTTGGCGATCTAGGTATTGCTATGGGTAAAACAATTCCTAAAGGTGCTTCATTTGCACAAATTCTTAAAATGGTTGAGGATCGCGCTGGCGGTGCGGCTAAGGCATTTAAAAATACTCTTTCAGGTGGTATTGCAGTTGCTCGCGCTAACTTTCAAGATTTACAAGTTCAAATTGGTACTGATCTAGTTCCTGCTTTAATTCAAGTTACCGATTGGATTAGCAAAACAGGCATCCATAAGTTTAAAGAACTTGCAGGATTCGTAAAAGATAACTTTGGTTGGTTTAAGGCTCTTGCTGGAATATTGGCTACTATGTGGGCCGTAGGCAAACTTTCTGCATTTATTAGTATGATCGGCAAACTTATAGCAGTTATGCGTACTCTTGCTGTAGTTTCAGGAGTTGCCGCAGTTGCCGAAGCATTTGCAACGGGTGGATTAAGCGTAGGTGCGGCGGCTTTGGCTATTGCAGGTACTTTAACCCCTGCACTTGCGGCAGGTGCGGCTATTTATGGTGGAGTTAAATTAAACAGTATTCTTAATGATAAAGGAACAAAATCAACACCTTACAATCCAATGTCAGGCAATATGCCTAGCGTTCCTAATCTTACTGGCAAGGGCGTTACAAAAGTTACCCCTACTCCTAAACCAACTCCTACCGTTCAACAAAATATAACCGTATATGCTAGTAACACAGATGATATTGCTAAAAAAATGTCTAAAGCCGCTAAAAATGGTCTGCCGATTGGAAGTCGATAATGTCTAATTATCAAATTAACTTTAACGGCTTAACTATTGGCGCTGGAACTAATTATGTAATTGAAAGCATAGATGGGCTTGGCGGTACTTCGCCACTTCGCGTTCAAGACGATAATCGCGGTTATATTGACGGCTCATATTCAGGTCGAGATTTCTATGATGCTCGTACCGTAACAATCAATATGCTTGTACTTGGCGATGGCTCACACACCGCGCAGTATTACTACAAACAATTACAAAGCGCGTTTGCCCCGCAACAATTAGGCTATTATAAGAATCCTGTTCTAGGAACAAACCCTGAAAACTACTTACAACTATTTCAATATCAATTAAATGCTGATACAGGTTTAAAGCGTATGTATGGTCGTTCTCGCGGTATTACAACGCCAATCAATCCTGAATTTACCTATGGCTATATTCTATGTAGTGTTGATATGTACTTTCCTGATCCTCGTTATTATGACGATGCTGGTACTACTGCCACAGGTTCAACCGTAACAGTCTATAACTCAGGTTGGGCTTACTCTTGCCCTGTAATTACTATTGCATCTCCAAGTGCTAGCGGAAGCATTACTGATGGCACTACAACTATGACTTTTGCCAATGTTCCTACGGGATCGGCTTTGACTGTTGATCTATTGCAACGAGTTATTTATACAGGCGTAACTCCGGCGCGAAACATTATGACTTCCGCATCAAATGGCTGGTTGGCTATTCCATCTTATTATTCAAGCGGTATCAGTTGGGTTTCATCTGTTGGCTCTATGTCTATTACATATAGAAACGCTTATGTATAATGGCAAACTTTCGTTATTTAACAACCAATGTTTATCAATCGGGATCAACCGCTAATCAGGTTATAGCCGAACTTCCATTTACGGGCGTTAATTTTACAAAGCAACTTAACTCTATTGGTACATTTCAAGGCACTCTTTTACTTTCAGGAATTCAAAATTTAAACGCTTATGAAGGAACTGTACCGGGCAAAACTATTCTTTGGGTTATTTACTCAAACAATGCTGGCAATACTAAAGTGGTTTGGTCGGGCGTTATTTGGCATCGTGAGTGGGATAGCGAAAATCAGATTCTCAGCATTACCGCGCAAGAAATGATTAGCCTATATCAGCGCCGTAGAATTGCCGTTGATAAAGTTTATACATCGCAAGACCCTTGCTATATAGCCCGTAATCT